AAAATATTGCCAATGATAGGTAAATTTGTTTTTGTGTATTCAATAAAACGAGTTATCGAATTTTCTCCAGCTGCACTATTAGCCCAATTAGAGAACGATTGACCTAATCTGTCTAACCAATCAGCCGACCATTGAAACAGTGGTGCTAATTGCGTGAATACATTGACTAATCCGTCACCAAAACCGCCTGCAGCACTTAATAGCTTGTTAAATACCGAAACACCCGTTGTATTCATCATATTAAAGAATCTTGAAGCTACACTGCTATTTTCAGCCCATTTAAGCACGCTTTGAGACGCTTCTTCCATTCCTCTTGAAATACCACTAAAAAATGGTTGTAAGCTCTGCATTGCAGTTTTAACAGTATTTAAACCATTTGCAAGAGTTGTGAAGATAGCGGATTGATTTTGCTTTATAATATCAGTCCATGCTGACTTTACGCCATCTAACGCTTTTTTGTATTCGTTTGTTGCTGAGCTAGCTTGTAAAGTGCCATCATTAAGCATCTTTATAGCGCTGATAGCCATTGCGCCAAATGCTACAAAGCCAGCGCCGGCTATTGCTACCGCACCACCTAAAGCAAGTACACCGCCAGTTAACACTTTGATAGCGTTTAATAGCGCAAATACTACAGGTACTACGCTCGCTATTACAGGTATTAAGATACTAAAAGATGAAGTTAGTAATCCACCAACCATATTAGAACCTACAGTACCGAACACACGGAACATATTAGCTAAATTCCCCATCTGTCTTTGGAAATTGTCGTTTGCTTTTATTATGTAGGCATAAGCTTTCTTTAAACCATTAGTATCGACATCTACCTTTGTTGTTTTTTTGTTCGGCAATGCGTCTAATGATTTTTTAAACGCATAAATAGTTGGTATAGAAAGCCCTGTATCTACATCTAGTCGAGATCTAGTTTTGTTTGGAATACTTTTAAGCTCTTCTTTAGTGCGTTTTATTTTAGAGTTAGCAACACCATTGTCCACGTCTATAATAGCTTTGGCTTTAGACCTATTTAATGCTTCAAGACTAGCTTTAGATACTTTTAACACTCGATTGAATTTACTGTTATCTGCATTGACGTCAATACTGATACGCTTCTTTTCTAGTTCGGATAACTTAACTTCTGCTTCAGCGATATCTTTAGTTAACTTTTGTTTTTGTAGTTTAACCTCAGGGCTAGCTTCTTTGGAGTTAAGTTTGTCTAGTTCAAAATTTGATTCTAATATCTTTTGTTGTAAGTCTTGTATACTAGCATCTAATTTAGCTTTTACATTTTTGTTGCTAAAGGCATCTAAAGACTTTTTAGCAACCTTGATAGTTTTTTGTAATTTTTTATCGTTAGCGTTTAATTCAACATCTTTAGTTTGATCTGCTACTCGTTTAAATCTTTGCACAGACTTAACCGCACTATCAATTTGCCTTTTGAATTTGGCTACACTAGCTTCAATAGTCGCTTTAATTTTATATTCCGTCACATTAACACCTCTCTTTCTATTGCTTATTAAATTCTGCTATAACTTTAAAGAATTCATTATTTTGTGGTTCGTATTCATCACGTTCGCTGCTAAATCTTATATCTTTACCTTCGTTAAGCCGTTGGATATTTTCTTCATAAGGCAATACGTCGTTTGCATTGTTAAAAACATATTCCTCTTTAGGTTTATTTTCTGTCCCAACATTTTTAGTAGCTGCAGCATCACGAATAGCAAACGCAAGTTTGTAACGTTCGAATTCTTGGGTTAGCATTTCATACTCTTTCGCATACATTCGATAGTTATATTCTGTTAATGTCATTTGCTCAATAACATTTAAATCTGTAATACCAAGTGTTGACATACAAGTGATAACGATTCTGTCGTAAGTTATTACGCTTCCGCTGGTTTCTCTTCCGCTTCCACTACTTCGACTAGGTTTCGGGTCATAGGTCGCTTTCCCAACTCCGTTAAAATATCCGAACCGAATTCTTCTAGTCCGATATTTTCTGCGATTTCATCTAATGCTTCATCAATGTTATTAATAGTAATTGCTTGTTTTTTTAAGTGAGATGTAGCTGCGATTAAAACTTCGCCAATCACAACCGGATTTCCACTTTCTAAACCTACAGGCAACATTGATACACCTTGACCGATAGAAGCTTGTTCAACTTTTAAACCTAATCGGTTATCGATTTCTCTTAAAAATTTAAAACCAAAACTTAATTCTAATGACTTTCCGTTAATTTCTACATTCATAACTTAAAATCTCCATTCATGATTAATTTAAACAAAATAAATAGGGCTTAACGCCCTATTTTTATACCTCTCCTGGTGTAACCGTTGATGAATCTACCTTAGGTTGTGGAATTGCTGTTAAATCTTCGCCAGTTAACGCATCTGCTTTTGTAGTGTCATGGAATCTGTATCCAGTCGCCTTAAGTTTCTTTGTTACAGCCTCAGGTAGTGTTGCAAATCCACGTTGGAAACGACCATTCACTCCATATTCATATTCATATTCATCAATACCGTTAGCTTCTGCTTTTAATTCAAATTTATTGTGGAAACCTTGGAAATATTTCGCTTTAAATTTAGTGGCATCTCCATTTTTGCCTGGTATTCTACTTTCAACTTCCCAAGCCTCATACAATACGCGATCTACAACTGCATCTTCAATTTCATCTGCAAAATCGTCACCATAAAACATTTTAGCAGTACCAGACATTGTTGACTCAACAGAACCACCAGTGTTATAAGAACCGTCCATTGTATCCTCTGTATCTGTATCAGCTTCATGTGATAAGCCGTATTCAGTTAAAAAAAGCATTTTAGTAGCATCTACTTTTTCGCCAGCTTTTCTAAATAAAATAATACGATCATTACTATTTTTCATATTTGCCATTCAATATTCCTCCGTTTTTTAAAATGTTTTGTAAGATATCGTTACTGATGTGTGTATCAATTCTTGATTGGTAGTATCATCAACTAACTGTGTGATGTTAGTATCATCTTCTTCAAAGTCATAATCGTTTGTTTTAACGCTAGGTGTTAAATCATCAATACATCTTTTAACAAGTCCGTCATGATGTCCTAAATCATCACTTACACTCCAAATATCAATAACTAAATTCGTGTCACCAGAATAACTATCAAACGTGTATTTACTTCTGTTTGACTCCGGCATTTTTATTACAAAAAAAGGATACGGAATCTCTTGTTGCATCTCTTTACGAGAAATAACAGGGAATCCATATCCTTGTAGCATTTCATACGCTTTATTATAAAGTTGTAAGTTCGGTGTCATGCTTTTATCTCCTATTCAAACAACGCTTTCAATTCTTCTACAGTTGATTTTCTTATTACCTCATATACTGGCCACATAAAAGGTTCTGCCTCCATGTATCGAGTACCAAACTCTAAGAAACCACTATAAGCTGCATGCGATGTGATAGTGTATTGCAAATCGCCAGTTTTTTTATATCTGATATTGCGTGATAAATTACCAGTCCAATAACCCTTATTCATTACTTCTCTAGCTTTCAATTTAGCTCGTACTACATATTCTTTGGCGTTTTCCTGTAAAATATCATCAACATCATCATCAATGTTGGTTTTCATATCGTGAAATTGGTTTAACAGTGCGTCTAATCCATCTATATTCATCAATTGACCTCTTCGATATAATATGACGTTTCGTGTCTGTATATCCTTGTATCAACTATCTTGTAGCGAATGCCATTAACCAACACGTGGCTAACAGGGTAAGATATTGATTCTTTTATCCTCAGAACACTTACATCGTTTTTTACATCACCAAATTCAAGTTGCTTTCTTGCTCTAGAAATGGGGTTAATATTGCATGGTATCGCATCATAAGTGATTAGTGTGTTTTCTTTTTTGCTAGTTTTAGGATTGTAAGTTGCTACTTGTTCTAATTGAAAAATAACTCTATCTTCATATCTCAAAAGAACACAGCCCTTCCTTTTTTAGTTCTCGTTCTAGCATTAAAGTAATTATCAATAATAGCTTCATACTCCTTGAAATCGTTCAATTCATACGCATTGCTACGTCCGTCAACCGCTTCTGATGTCATACCTTCAGCGCCAATCCTGTTGTAGCGTTTAACTGCAACTTCTTTAATCATGTAACTAAACCTTTCCGGTATTTGTTCAACTTCAATAGGTAACATTGATAACAACTGGCTTTCACAACTTTTTATAATTTCCTCTAATTGTTCATCTTGCTTTTCATCTTTAAGGCCAATACGTTTTTTTACATCAGCTAGCGTAGTCATATAACCACCTACTCTAGCGACTCAAAAGTGTTGATAATTTCAGCTTTTGTTTGTTTTTCATCAACTTGTAAGCCAGCAACACTTGCTATTTCGACAAGTTCTTTTTTGGTTAATTTGTCATTTACAATGTAAATCATTTGTTCGTTGCGTTTATTTTCAACACTAGCTAAAGCTTTGATACGTTCATCTGTAGGATCATAACCTTTGCGAGGGTAGACATGCCCTTTCATATAGACATGTCTGTTATCTTCTAAATCTGTAAAATCTACTTTAACAATTCCAATGATTTCGGGCATGTTACCACTCCTAATTATTTATTAAACTTCTCCTGGATTTGAAGATGGTTTTGCATCAGCAGGAACTAACTTAGCAAACGCTTTATCATCAGCGATATGCAATGCTACATGCATAGTTGCACGTAATGCCACCATGTCTTGTTCAAACAAGTTTACAGGTGTTCCATCTTCATTTTTGACTGTAGATAATTGTGCAGTTTCATCGATTTTGTATTCAATTAATTGAGGGATACCGTAAATCAACTTATCGAAATCACCAGTGATTAACTCACCACGTTTTAAGTTGCTTGATTTAAGGTTAACCACAGGTAGACCATCTAACGTATCACTGTTACGGTCATAAATACGTTCTTTCGTTTCAGGATCTACAATTTTACGTAACAAGCTTCTGTTTTGTGTTTTTGAGATAAACGCATTTGCTTCTAATTCGTCATCTTCAAGTAATGCCTCTAAATCAATAATGTTATCTTGTGTGAAGTCACCTTTAATAACCTTATTAGTTTTTTCAATTGATTGTGCAATTGATTTACCGAATGGATTGTTACCTTGATTCAAAATACCCGCTTCATCAAACTTTTTATAGAAAGCTTCAGCAATCATAGGTTTCATCTCTTCAAAGAATTGTGAATAAGTGTAATTCAAAAACTCTTTTGTTACAGGTAAGATAACCCCTAATTTAAACGCTCTCATTGTAGCATTAACCCAAGTAGCCTTAGACGTTTCGATTTTTTGACCTTCACCTACCCAGTAAGCACCTGGTTTATCAGCCCAAAAAGTAAACTTCTTCTCAGTACCTTCCATTGGTTCGTACTTACCTAATTGCATGATTTTAGAGTTTTCCATAACCTCTTGTAAGATGGGCGTTGTGAATTCATTCATCAACGTGCCATCTTTCTTTTCGTGCATCATTACATTATCAGGGTTAAATACTTGCGGTTTAACATTGTTACTCGCAAAATGTTGCAAATTTAATTTTAATTTTTGTGTTTGTTCCATTTAAATGCCTCCGTTAATTTTTAATAATTCTTTTTTGTCTAGCTATTTCAGCTAAGTTTTGCGGTTTATTTTTAGTCGAGTGATTAAATGAATCTCCACCAGTCAATGGCGATTGTCTAGCGTTAATCTTAACCGCTTCATTAACCGCTTTTTTTACTGCATTAGAAAAAGCTTCAACATTCAATTTAGTTTGTTCAGCAGTATCTGTTACAACTAAATTAACAACCTCATCTGATGAATCAACTTCCGCTTCGCTTAACATTTTCCTTGCTTCTGAACGCATTTCATTTAATTGTTTTTCTGAGCGTAATTGCTCCAGCTCTTTTTCCATTTGCTCGCGTTCATATTCATCTTTTTGATCCTTGTTCATTTTCGCTAATTTAGCAGCTTCTTTAGCAGCTTCTTCTGCTTTTTCTCTTGCATACTCATCAGCTTTTTTCTTTTCGTGGGCTACACGACGTTCAAGTATTTCATCAACTTTCTTTTGTTGCTCTGGCGTGAAAGTTATTTCAGTACCTTCGTCATTTTCTTTATTATCAGGATCTCTTTTTTTACCATCTCCACCTGGTTCATCCGGATCATCTGATTGGTCTGCAAAAAATTGCAAATTAAACTTAAGTTTATTTTCTTCCATGAGATATACCTCCATTTATAGTCTGTCGACTGTTTTTCCATGCGTGCTTTTTATGTCATCAGCACGTTTTGGACATAAAAAATAGCCAACACAATTAAGTGCTAGCTATTAAAAGAGTGGTTCGTTATATTTCGGTTTTTCTTTATTGGCTAATACTGCCGACCTTACGCTGTCTAAGTTTGCATCAATAATAACTGTTTCGTTTCGCTTTTGTAACTCTTTACGTATACCTTTTAACTCTCTTGCTATGTCTCTAAGGTATTTGTCAGTATTGCTCATACCAATATCCTCCAAACACTTAATTTACTATCATACAATGCTAACTT